TCCAATTCTAAAAGAATAAACACTGCTGACTTATGGGATTTACCTCATAAGCCCGTAGACACCTTGCGGAATGCATTGACCCCACTATCATTCTCCCCGAAACGTGGTCTCGAGCAGAATGGTAGCTATGTACGCATCCCTGTCTAAGGGGTGAAGGTTTCTCTGGGTAGAACTGATATTTAGCATTATGACTTCCGTTCGTTTAAACGTATCAGTCCAGTCCCAAAGAAAGAGTACAAGCGCAGAGCGATATTCGCTGCAGATTTAATTAAATGTTTCTGCGCTGCACTCCTCTCGTCAACAAAAGATGGTGTGATTCGAATGAGGCGATCCAAGAGACCGGATCGCGAGTACATTGAATAGTTCTTCAAATCGGTTAACCATCTATTTGTTGTTTGTGTGACACGTGGAGCTCAGGCGGGCGCCAAGAAATTGAAAGACTTGGCAAATGAGTAGCGACTCTCCGTTATGGAGAATCGTCCCGCACGGTATGAGACATGGGTTAAGTCCTTCTTTAAAATAGCAGGACCTTTCTAATCCCCTCTCATCCGTCTCCAGTTTTCCTTTATCGGAAGGGCTTTGCCCCTTCCCACCGAGAATGTCATCGAAAAGTCATGGAAGGCGCATAAAGAGGCCTATTCTACAGGTTTTAACTGTAGCTCTGACTTAATCGATAAGGCATAAAAGTGGTCAGTAAGGTTCTTTGAAAAGTACAAGGACCAAGCTTTTATGCCCGCATTCAAACGTCCTGACTGGACGTAAGGTGCTTGCTATGAACGAACACGCAAGGATGGAGGACTGGTTGCTGAGCTCCTGAGCTATTAGACCTCGGATGACGCGTTTGCTGATTACGAGCAGGTGTCTGAAGCATTAGCTACTGCAGACCCGGACGTTTCTATAACGTTTGGGGAGCGTGGTTTGCTCACACCTGCCCTGTAATACCGTGCGATCCTTCTTCGGTAACTCGGTATAATTCCGTCCACGGATGGAACGTTCCTTGGTACCAAGCCGAATGTGGCGAGAGTTACTTCGGTTCCTGAAAGAGGATTCAAATGTCGTACGGTTACAGCATCGCGCGCTGCATTGGTAGCAGCCTTGCATCCGATCCGGGAAAATGTCCTGAGAATGTTACGGAAGATACCTGAAGTACAAACCGTTCTCGAGGGCAATAGATCGTTAGCTGTTGAAGACTTATTTAAGTAGGAAGGTGGGGTCAAATCATTGTGGACCCGAGGCGAAAGGTTGCCTCATGATCACCTTCCGTAATCTAGTATAGTCTCAGCTGATCTTACTGCTGCGACGGATCTCCTTCCACTTGACTTGGTCAAAGCCATATGGTCGGGTTTCCGCTCGCGCATTCCCTAGGATCTTTAGAAGATTCTGGATATCGGCTTAGGGCCGATGGAGCTCCATTACCCTGACGGTTCTCATATTGAATCGGTACGAGGGATATTAATGGGTCTTCCTACGACATGGGTAACCCTGTCGTTAATCCATCTCTTCTGGGTCTAATAAGCTCGTGATGAATCTAACGTCCCACGGAAGAACTCTCCGTTCACAATCTGTGGTGATGACCTAGTTGGTCTTTTTCCAGACCGGTTATGTTAAGCATATACTCGCATGGTCATCTCCTCAGGTGGAAAGTTTTCCGAGGGAAAGCACTACGTCTCCAATCTTCCTTAGATTGTTCACAAAGGGACACTTTACGGTATCTTCACCGAATAATTGTTTAAAGTGTCTGTAAGAGAGGACGTCGATGATGAACACACCGACATAACTCTCTCCTCTGTGGGACTTCGTGCACGTAGATTTCATCACAAGGGTAAGTGGAGAACTCGTTATGAGTCATCTCTAGCTCCGATTGAAAGCTAGGCAAGATGTCACCGCTATACGTTCGGTGGTTTCCTACCAACTTACCCTCTTCGTGGACTCGTTGGACGACCAACTCACCTGCCTCGCAATTAGAGGCTTTAGCCTTGGTGGGTGGTTATTGGTCCAACAGGGACGGCGGTAGCAGAACAAGCTCCTAAGGAACGACGCTTTTCAGTCGCAAGAGTTCTGTCTTATTGCCATCCTGGTCTGTATCGGTGGTCAAGGCTCCACGGTGTTGGGGAACCATGCTTACCACGATAGTTTGGAGGTTTTGGATTGCCCCCTCGATACAGACGTGAGTCCATAGTGTCACACGTTTCTTCTAAAGCACGTTACGCTATTGCAAATCTCGTCTACCGCATAGGTCGGTTCGATCCAGACGCTTGTCCAGACAGTGCATGGGTGTTTACTACATCCCTGGTATCGAGATAGTCAGCCGAGAGGCATTATAGTCGTAACGGAGATAACGCATATGGGAACCTCTTTAACCCGTCAATAGTGGACCGATTCCGGTCGCTTTCTGTTAGACGTGGGAGTGTTCCGCCACCTCGCTTCGTTCGGATCAATTTATCAGAATATGAATTCTATGAACGAGCATTGGCAGTTTATGCGGAGGGCTATATTGCAAATTGGGGTCAAGATGAACTTACATCTATTCTTTTACGACGACCTTTGCAGATACGCAATTAAGTACTTGCTACCTGGGAACGGTTTAACCGTGGCGCTAGGCCAGTAAATTCCAGGACAAGTCTTAGTTACCTCGCCTCGTTGTTTGACTAATTTCGTCACAACAGGGAGGTCCTCCAATATCTCGTAGATAATCCTTTGTTATCTACTGCTGAAGAAACTTAAAACGAGAGACCTTCTGGGCCGAGCCGAACTCACTGGAGACTTTCGTATCCAGATTCGATCGACCTGGCGGCCGCGCGCGTGTTAGACGCGCGGGGGGTACCCCATATGTGGATACCTCCGACTCACCGGTCTGCTTCCGC